TGCTTGCCGGCGAGCTGGGCGGTGTGAACATGCTCAGCGATTACCGCACCGGCCTTCTCGCCATGGGTCTTGTATAACTTCAGGGCATTGCTGGCAGATACCTTGCCGGCATCGACTGCAGCCTGTACATCGCTGTTGGACTCGGTCAGTGCCAGCATGTCCTTGATGTGCTGGGTGGACTTGCCTACGCGGTCGGCGATAGCCTTCTCCGTCCATCCAAACCCAATGAGCTTGCGATACTGGCGCCCCAGCTGCAGTGGCGTCAGTGGAAAACTCGACTGGCTTGTAACCATGTGAGCGACGCGATCGGCGTCATTGCCTCGGAACTGTCGGCAATCGAGTGAAACAACTTCCGCGCCGGCAGCGATCGCATTGAGTGCGGCCTGCCGTCTATGGTGGCCAGCGACAATGATGATGCGGCCATTGTCAACACGTACATCAAGTGGCGGCAACGTTGCTCCGTTACGGTACGCCAGCTCTATCGACGCAACGTGTTCAAGATTGAGTGGCCGAGCATTGAATCCCTCTTCCACTTCCAATAAACGCGGGTCGACCGCGAAATTAGTGGTCTTGCTCACGCCTGGGAGCTTGTTTTCGGCCATCACCTTCAGTGATACAGCTGGTTTCGTTGTCATGTTCATCCTCTATTTTTTGGTTAGCGATCCCAGTTTTCTATGGGTATCGGGTATTACTCAACATCAACTGTCAACAAACCCAGATGGCGTAAGACAACATGCGTCTCGTCAACCGCCTGGTCAAATCTGGAAATCATTTGGTCATAGGTGAAGCCTGGAGGGCGCGGAGCCCGGCCATCAAGCACGTCGTGGCAGGCACTACAGCCGAAGGCGGCACGCTCGTCCGGCGCCTTGATACCCATCCCCTTACCGTCAGCCAGCAGATTGCTATGGCATAGCACCGTGGTGCAGCTCAGACCGTTGCAAACTGGAAAGCGTAAGGTGCAGTCCTGGTCGCGAGCAGATGCGCGGATCTTCGATAGAGACTTGCGGCGAACCTTGATTGCGGTCCGTTTCTTCGGCGCGATGATCTTCGGTAGCTGCATTGCGGATGCACCTAGATTGGTTCTGCGCAGCAGGCCGGCGATCGGTTTCAACTTGGTGATAAACCCTGTGCGTTTCATAGGCTTGGTCCCGCGGGGCATTGGTGTGCGGCGCATCATTCGCACAACCCATAGGACGAGGAACACGATGTCGAATCCTCAAGCACTTCAAGAAGCGAGAACTGTTTTCCGCCGCGCGAGGTGCGTGACCATTCGACTACTTGCCAAATATTGCCGCGCTCGACTGCCGTGCGAGTCTCGCCAGGTGCAGGGAAGAATGTTGAGGCTCCGCGCTTACTGGCTTTTCCGACAAGAAATTCCCATTCGGCTTTTTGCACAATATGCTCGGGGAAGCGCGCCGCCGTCTGCTTCACTTCTTCCTTTGATGCATTGATGCAGGGCATGCAGCCCACTCGGCTCATACCGCATTTATATAGTGGGTTCGGCTCTATACCTCTGTCCGCCGCGTATGCGAAGACCTGTTCAGCGGTGAAGTCAACAAGTGGGCGAAACACATAAAAATTCTTGTCGAGTCGTTCAAACTTCTTCGCATCGCGCCGGTTCAGTGATTCATCCCGGCGCACACCCTGCCAGCTCACGACCGTATAGCCCTGGTCTATCAGCGCCAGCTGGTATTCGACCGCTATGTTGCGCTTCAGATGCTCGGTGCAGAACTGAGCCTTTCGACTGGGGAACTTTCCCTTCCAAAGGCAAAGATCCAGAAAAGGATTACCGGTCGGGTACAGAACGGCAAGGGCACGCCGCTTAGCTTTATTCGTCCAGCGCGCACGCCGGCCGCCGCCGATCTTCACAGTTTTCTGAATCGGCGCACCCTTCTTATTGAGCACGAGCGCACCATAACCGTCGCGCTTGAGCACCGGTGTTTTCCCGTCTGCCTCAAACACTGGTTTTGTGTCGTATACGCGCCGATGCCGCTTATCGCGGGCAATGAATTCACGTTTTCCGGCTATTTCTGCATCAAAATTCGCCCGCAGAATTTCGATTTTCACGCCAATCACGGATTCCAGGTACAGCGCGTGTTGCCAAACCAGCTCGCTTTCATTTCCGGTATCGCAAATTATTGCGCGAACTCTGTCGGTGCCAAATCTCTCAACCGCCATTTTCAACGTAGCGACGCTGTCTTTGCCAGTTGAGCATGAGGCCACATGAATAATGCTCATAGGTATTCCACCTGCAGTTCCAGAGCCCTGGCAATGTGACGCTCAAGCGTGGCGCCCTTCGACTTTTCCCAACCAGGTAGCATGCATATGGCGTCACATGTGACTAGTTCCCTGATGTCAACGCGCATGCAGTCATGCCAGGACTTGTTTGGGTCTGCATTCAATTCTGCTGGATTGACCACGTCGAAGCCACGCGCCCGCATCTCGGCCGCTTTCGTGTGAAACAACGGAAAATTCAGGTCGGGGTACCCGGACATTGGTCCGGCGATATAGACGCGCTTCATGCGAATAGCGGCATTTGGTTGGCGACGGGCAAGCCGACCAGCTCCTGGGGCTTGTGTGTTTTCGGGTCGATACGCTCACCACGGACAATAAGCAAACCCTTATCCTTGATCAGCGTATTGACACGGCCGCATGTGCCGCCCTCGCCTGGCGCCGAATCCCCCTGCTGGGCACAAAGCTGTTTCCAAATCTGTTTGCGGCTCAGAACGACGTTTTGGTCGGTGAATAAAGCCATGACTTCGCGCTCGCGATCCTGCAGCCCCTCACTCATCAAACCCCGATAAGCCCGTTGGGAAGTCTCAGCGACTTGGGTTTTCATGCTGCCTCCAGCGGCGCCAAGGCAAGCGCGAAAGCGTCAATCCAGATATTCCTCTCTTCGGAGCCGTATTCGTAGCGGCAGGCTGATTCGTCCTTACTATCGGCGACTGCCTTCTGGGCATGCTGTTGGATTGCTTGGCGAGACTGGATATTCATGTGAGACGCCCCTTATTGAATTTGCTTGATAACGAACTTCTGTGCGGCTTCGTCGGTAAAAATCTCAACCGGCTGTTTTGGCTTGGCATCGGCCGCCATGCGAATTCCCTTGGATTTAAACAACTCCATAAGAACTGTCTCCTTGGCTGCGCTCGCCGGCCACCTACCGCTTAAACGCTCTTTCTTGTATTCATCGAACGTGACTTCAACCACAACCTCATTTGTCTTTTTCATCAACGTGCCTTCTGTTCGGCGATCTGGGCTTCAAGAATGGTCAGTTGCGATTGCATGGCTAACCACTGGCTGGCAAAACTGTTGCCGACTGCAGCCTCAAACCCTGGCAGGTACTTCGCCGGCATGTCGCGCAGTTCCCTGCCCCGTTCGTCAATCTCACGCTCGCTCAGGTAGTCGGCGACGTGAGGGGCGCGCATGCCGGTCAACTCGCACAAGCTGGCCCGGGTCATATTCGTGATGCGCCGGTTGTTCCAGGCCGCCCGAACAGCATCCCGATAGCTGCTGATTTTCAGGATCACAGACATCGGCGCGACGCTTGGAGCATCGAGGCGCGGCATTAACTTGATTTGAAGAGCGTTCATAGGGTTCTTATTGGTAAATACAATCAACTTCCCAGTGACATTCCCAGTGGGACCTGGGCAAAAATGAAGGCATCAAAACTGATGCCTGACATAAAACTTAACGAGCGACTACGAGAATGCAAACATCAAAAACCAACGATCAAATAGCTGCCGGCGGCGTATTCAACGCAAGTAGTTCCGTTGTGAGCGCCTGCCGTGCATCAGACATCTGCGAATGCGTGCGCCCAGCTTCAGCCATGCGGCATAACGCCTCGGCGATCAGCTTTTTCTGGGCGGCCGACAGTTCCACTGGCTTTTTGGCTATAGTCATGATTTATTCCAGTGAGGAAGAGCTATGGACAAGCCCGTTCAAGCAATTGGTATGGCCTGGTATCTCGAACGCGACTACGATGCGCTGCGCATCCTTTTCGCCGACGGCCATAGGTTGCCCGCCACATTTCTGCAATGGCAGGATCAGGCCGAACAGGTCCGTAAGCGATATGTCAGAGAGGGATACATCGTCGTCAAAGCACACATCGACCCGACAACCTTCCCTGACTGGTGCGCCGCCAACGGCCGTGACGTCGATGCCAGCGGTCGCACAAAATTTGCCAGCGCCGAAGCCGCCCGCATTCTTATGGATGCAAATAAGCACGGAGGTACCTGCTAAAGAATCGAGAGTCATTGCGCCACCTTCTTCGGGTCGGCAGGTTGGCGATAACCCAAATCAATGTCGCGGCGCAGTTCTTCGTTTGATTCTTCTGAAGCCGCTTGGAGTTTTTGCGTGTTCGACTGACTGGCAAGTTCGGGCCAATACTTTTGCCAATCATCTGGCCTCAACTCCTGCTTCGTCGCAGCACCGTGCGAAAAAGTCTCGATGGCAGGACAATAAGCAGCGGGTACTTTCCGCCTGCCTTTTACCCACTGATTTACAAATGCCGGATTCACCTCTAGCAATTCCGCCAGACATGACTGACCGCCAACAGCATTGCAGGCGCGCTGGATTGGTGATGTATGTGCTTTATCCATGCTCAAACAATAGCATCGCTATAGTTGAAAAGCAAGCCTTGCTATTGTTTAATTTTTATAGCATTGCTATATGAATATTTGGACTACCGAAGAAGAAGCTGAAAAATTGAATGCGCGATTCTTGACTGTTAATCGCGCGGCGTTTGCGCGCGATAACGGTTTAAAGGGCGGCCAAGCGATAATCTATCAGCACATTACTGGCCGTCGACCAATCAGCCTGGATGCGGCCCTGGCATACGTAAAAGGATTTTCCTGCAATCTGGAAGAGATCAGCCCGCGACTTGCTATGGAGGTAATGGAAGCTGCAGCAAAAATCGGCATTCATTCAAAAACCCTACAAATTGATGAAATACCAAAAATCGCTGGCATTGTGACGAACGTTGAAAAATCAGTGAACGTTAATGCGTTGAACGAATTGATTTCTGCGTTCTTATGTTCTGACGATGAGGGACGGTCGCAGATCCTCCGCCTGGCCAGAGATGTCGCTAGGGAAAGCACAGCTTCTATCGACGCGGCCGCCAATGATCACCGTTAATCGCGGCTGAGGCCGCGGATTCTCGCGAGCACACGCTCGCGCGTAAGAAACTAGCATTTTTCTGTCACGATCCGTCATATTAGCGTACGACTGTAAAAGATCATGTTCTGGTTGTGTGTGCATGAAACCCCTCCCCCAAGGATTAAACCGCTGAGACCTACGTGAATGTTACCTTCTGTGGTGCAAAGCAATAAATTGCCTCTGGGGGAACAGAATTAACACTGTATTTTCATACAGTATATTACAGAATATATCCTATTCATGCAGGGATTTAGCATCCTCAAAACACGAATGCCGATGCGACCGCTGCACCAAAAGATTACCATGAGCAAATGATGTTTATTGGAAATAGTAACACGCTGTTACTATTATCTAATTAGTCCCATAGCTACACTTTGTAGCTATGATTAAAAATATAAGCGCGCAACATCCATTTGGTTTGCGCATCCCTGAGGATTTAAAATTTCAGCTAGAAAAGGCCGCCGTCGAGAACGCGAGGTCACTAAATAGCGAAATGGTGTTGCGTCTGGCCGAAAGTTTCCGGCGACCATTGATCGGCTATTCCGATGGCGAGTTGATCGCAGAATTGCTGGCTAGATATGAGCGCGGCGACATTTTCATTCGCGTCGGACGCAATGAGGAAGGCGAACAGATTTAAGGACAAAAGTGCGCTAGGTTGCATCTATATCAGCCCATCCTTAGCGGTGGGCTTTTTTACGCCCAGATATTTCCCTATCTCTTCGGCCTAAAGAGATAGTTGTCCGATCTCCCAGTTATCGCTTCGGCAGGTTTTTGCGCCTGCCCTCTGCTTATTCCATAAATTAGATTTTTAGAATACTTATATTCCAATTGAATCTATAGCTTTGCCATTAAACTATAGCAATGCTATTGCAAACAAAGAATAGCTTTGCTATAGTCAATTCATCGAATCAGCAAACACACTGGAGATAACAATGAATAGCGTAAGCCAGCAAACCGAAGTTGCCGTTGCCGAGCAAATTGAAAACATGTTTGTGCCTGTGCCGGAAACCACTCTTCCTGATGGCACCGTTGTTGCAGCCTTCCAGGTGGCGAAATATTTCAGCGGTCGCAATATCGTTTCCAGCCATGTCGTTATTAGCGCCGGCGCGGCTCCTTGGACTCGTATTAGCTATTTCGATGCCGTTGCTGTAGCTGAAGCATCTGGCTTGAAGCTACTCACCGAGCTGCAGGCTCTTGCGATCGCGCACGACATTGCCAACGTGGATGCCAATTGGACCAAGGGCAAAGTCGGCAAAGGCAAGCTCAAACAAGGTTTGCACAAAGGATCAGTCTATAAGGCCCAGGCAGGCGACTTCGTTTCGACTGATGCCGATGAAGACCGCTGGTTCACCTTTTCCAATGGCAGCCAAATCTGTGATGCCGCTGGCAATCTATATAGCTGGATTTTCGATGATGTCCAGGGCGACGAACGCGGTTTAGTCGCCAAGGCATTTGCTGAGACCTCCCCTTCCATTACGGCAGCTCCTTTCCCTTCAATGAAAAAAGGTATGGGCTGGCGGCCTTCTGCCTGCTCGAATTGGTCTGGCCGTGCGCTCATCCGGGGCGGCTGCTGGTGCTCGGGCGGCGACGCGGGCGCGTTCGATCTCTACCGCGGCTGGCCCGACGGCGGCAACGATAGCGTCGGCTTCCGCTGCACCAAACCTAGTTCGGGTCTCTGATCCCTGGTCCCGGGCCACCGCGAAGCGGTGACCCGGATAGGCAAAGCATAGATGGAGCAAAGCATGAGCGGAAACACATATAAGACTGAGGAAATGATCGATGGAAAGATCGACTCCGTCTTGCATTTTAACCTGCTTGAAGCAATTGACTGGATGGAATCCGGCATCGATGTTCGCCTTTTTCGCCAGGATGAAAGTAAATGGATTGAGGTCAATCATGATCAAACCAAAATGCAGCCCGAAGAAAAAGGTTCTCGTGACTATGCCACCAGGTTACGAGTCTGGCTATCAGATATGTATGTTCAACGGCTGCCTGATATTGAGCCATGTTACGCGGCCAATGCTGATTCTTCTCAATGGAGCTTGGCAGCCGTTGGTGCAATAAATAAATTTCCAAAAACCACAGCCGGAACTCCCCTCTTTCACGCTTTCGGCTGAAAGCATCCCGCGCCGGTATGGTTTCCCGGCTTTTTTTCGGAGAACTTCATGACTATCGATAACGAAGGCGCACTCAATTTTGGACAGTCCATAGATACGGCGCACAACTCGGCGCGCTATTTGATGATGCGCAGCATGATCGCCGGCGGCCGTGGTCAAGATCTGTTCGAAGAGTTCTGCATGGAAGGCGCCAAACCGACTGCAGCTCAGATCGATGCCGCAATGGACAAGCTGCTCGCTTCCTCAACCCGTCGTTAAACCAGAGACCAAAAATGGAAATCGAACTCATCAAGGAACAAACATTCACTGCCCGCTCAGGTAGCAATGTCATTCATGGCCTGCGCGCTGTCGCCGAATGGGAAGGGTTGACCAAATACGAGGACAGCCGCGGCAAGAGCCTGATCGTCGATGGCCTGGAAGTAATCAGGGGGTCTGCTGATCTTATGCAGGCGCTCCAGCTCAGTGTATCCCCCAGCGGCTTTGTCCCTGTGCCTGAGACCACTCTTCCCGGCGGTCAGGTCGTACCGGCTTTCCTCGTGGCTCAATATGCTTCCTCGAACTCCACCGACGGTACTGTGGTCATCGAC